CCGCTCTGAAGCCCTGGAAGTGGCCCGTCGTCAGTATCCGGATGACAGCCGTCTGCATCATGTCCTGAAATCGGCGGTGGGGGCAGGGACCACCACGGACCCACAGTGGGCAGGCAGCCTGTCTGAATATCAGGAATATGCGCAGGACTTTATTGATTACCTGCGTCCGCAGACCATTATCGGGCGATTTGGTCAGGGCGGGATCCCTGCACTTCGTCAGGTGCCGTTCAATATCCGCGTGCATGCCCAGGTGTCCGGCGGTGCTGCCGGCTGGGTGGGGGAGGGTAAGGCCAGACCCCTGACGAAGTTTGATTTTGAGTCCATCACCTTCAGTCATGCGAAGGTGTCGGCCATTGCGGTACTGACGGAAGAGCTGATCCGTTTTTCCAGTCCGGCAGCTGATGCGCTGGTCCGTAATGCGCTGGCAGAAGCGGTGGTGGCGCGTCTGGACACAGACTTTGTGGACCCGAAAAAAGCCGCAGTGGCAGATGTCTCCCCGGCGTCCATCACCCATGATGTGAAGGGCACGGCATCAACCGGTAACCCGGATGCGGATGCAGAGGCGGCGTTTGGCCAGTTTGTGGCAGCAAACCTGCAGCCCACCGGTGCGGTCTGGCTGATGTCCAGCACCAATGCCCTGGCACTGTCCATGCGTAAAAATGCGCTGGGTCAGAAGGAATACCCGGACATGACCCTGCTGGGTGGCTCCTTCCAGGGGCTGCCGGTGATTGTCTCCCAGTACGTGGGTGACCAGCTGGTGCTGGTGAATGCCCCGGATATTTATCTGGCGGATGACGGCGGTGTGGCAGTGGATATGTCCCGTGAAGCGTCACTGGAAATGCAGTCTGAGCCGGGCGGCGACAGCACCACACCGTCGCCGGTGGAGCTGGTTTCCATGTTCCAGACCGGCAGCGTGGCCATCCGTGCGGAGCGCTGGATCAACTGGCGTCGTCGCCGTACTGCGGCGGTGGCTGTGATCACCGGTGTGAACTACGGCAGTGCGTCCGGCGGCTGAGTCTGATGAGGAGGGCGGGAGGTAAGAGCGTCCCGCAGTAACTGATGGCAAAAATCCGATATCTGCAGGGTACACATGATGCCCGGCCCGGGGATATCCGGGATGTCGCACAGCCGTGTGCGGAGGTGCTGGTTCGCCTGAGGAAGGCGGAGTACATCACAGCGCGACGTCCGGCGGGTCAGAAAAAGAAACATGATGCGGAGCATAGCGAATGTGGAACTTTTTGCGACGAACCCGAAAAAACCAGAAATCAGGACGTGATGTAAAAGAGGTGGGCTGGACCAGCCTGTTTCAGGCGGTGGCTGAGCCCTTTGCCGGCGCCTGGCAGCAGGGGGTGAAAGCCGATCCGGAAAGTGTCCTCTCCTTTCATGCGGTGTTTTCTTGCATTTCGCTGATATCCCAGGATATCGCCAAAATGCGGCTGCGCCTGATGCAGACGGATACACAGGGGATCCGCCGTGAAAAACGGCAGGGGGATATTGCCCGTCTCTGTCGTCGTCCCAATGCACAGCAGAATCGTATCCAGTTTTTTGAACTGTGGCTGAACGCCAAACTGCGTCACGGCAATACGGTGGTGCTGAAAATCCGTAACTCCCGGGGGCAGATCAAAGAACTGCGTATTCTGGACTGGAGCCGGGTTGAACCTCTGGTGGCGGATGACGGCGAGGTGTTCTACCGCATCACGCCGGACCGGAACTGCGGGATCACGGAGGCGGTGACGGTGCCTGCCCGGGAAGTGATCCACGACCGGTTTAACTGTTTTTTTCATCCGCTTATAGGGTTGCCGCCGGTGTATGCCGCCGGGCTGGCGGCCACGCAGGGGCATCATATTCAGGAAAATTCGACGTCTTTTTTCAGAAATGGCGGCAGGCCGTCCGGGGTGATTGAGATCCCCGGCAGTATAACGGAAGAAAATGCGAAAAAACTGAAGAGCAACTGGGACAGCGGGTATACCGGCGAAAATGCGGGGAAAACGGCCATTCTGAGCAACGGGGCAAAATACAACCCCACGACGTTTTCACCGGTGGATGCGCAGACGGTGGAACAACTGAAGATGACCGCTGAAATTGTCTGTTCGGTGTTCCGTGTCCCGGCCTACAAGATTGGCGTTGGCCACCCGCCTTCCAGTGACAACGTGGAGGCGCTGGAGCAGCAGTATTATTCCCAGTGCCTGCAGACGCTGATTGAGTCCATTGAACTGTTACTGGATGAGGCGCTGGAAACGGGGGAAAACGAGAGTACGGAGTTTGACGTCACCACGCTGCTGAGAATGGACAGCGAACGTCGCATGAAAACGCTGGGTGAATCGGTGAAAAATACGCTTCTCACGCCCAATGAGGCCCGTAAACGTGAGAACCTGCCGCCCCTTGCCGGCGGTGATGCACTGTATCTTCAGCAGCAGAACTACAGTCTGGAGGCGCTGTCCCGTCGTGATGCCCGTGAGGATCCGTTCGCGTCTTCCGGGAAAACGTCGTCAGGCACACGCCAGGAGGGCGCATCTGACGGTAATAAGGCCATAAGCGAAACAGAGCGTGATGCGGTGAAGGCGATGTTCAGGGGGATACTGCGAAAATGACAGAGCGTGAACTGTCCATTATCCGTGCGCTGGGTGAAGAATTCTCCACGGTGCTGGCGGATTTACAGCGCACATTTGAGGGGAAGATGGCCTCGCAGGCACAAGCGTTTGAAGAGAAACTGACTTCCCTGTCGGCGGTATTACAGAAGCATGTGACGGTGGATGAGGTGCGTCCGGTTCTGCAGGCGATGGTGGATGACGCTGTGGGGGCCATTTCGGTACCGCGTGATGGTCGTGATTATGATCCGGATGTACTGCAGCAGGCGGTGAATGATGCGGTTGCGAATATTCCGGTACCGGCGGACGGCAAAAGTCTCACCCCGGATGATGTGCGTCCGATGCTTGAGCAGATGGTGGCGGAGGCAGTGGGCCATATTCCAGCTCCCCGCGATGGTCGTGATTACGATCCGGAAGTACTGAAGCAGGCGGTGAATGATGCGGTCGGGAGAATTCCGGTACCGGCGGACGGCAAAAGTATCACCCCCGATGATGTGCGTCCGATGCTTGAGCAGATGGTGAAAGAGGCTGTAAGCCATATTCCCGTTCCGCGTGATGGTCGTGACTACGATCCCGATGTTCTGCGGAAGGCGGTTCTGGAGGCGGTGAATGCCCTGCCGGCTCCGCAGGACGGGCGTGATGCCACGGCACTGGAAGTGCTCCCCGCCATTGACGATCAAAAATCCTTTCCCCGGGGCACGTATGCCACACACCTTGGAGGACTCTGGCGGGCGTATGAAAAAACGCACGGGATGCGGGGATGGGAATGCCTGGTTGACGGGGTGGCGGATATTGACGTCAGTATGACGGGTGAGCGGTTGTTCTCTGTGGTGATCCGGCAGAGCAGTGGCCAGTGTACGGAAAAAACATTTTCCCTGCCGGTGATGCTCTACCGCGGTGTGTTCAGAGCCGGTGAAACCTACCACCCCGGCGATACGGTGACGTGGGGGGGCTCGCTGTGGCACTGCAACAGTATGACCGCCGATAAACCGGGGGATGCGCATGCATCTGGCTGGACGCTGGCTGCCAAACGGGGACGGGATGCTGGAGGCGGAAAATGACGGCATTACTGACACTGGAAGAGATCAAGGCACATCTGCGTGTCGACTATGACGCGGATGATGACATGCTGATGGACAAGGTTCGTCAGGCTACCGCCGTGCTGCTGGCCTACATTCAGGGCAGCCGGGATAAAGTGATTCGTGAGGACGGTGAGCTGATCCCGGGCGAGGCATTAACCCGGATGAAGGGGGCTGCCATGCGACTGACCGGGATGCTGTACCGGAATCCGGATCTTGCGGAGCGGGAAGAACTGATTCAGGGGGAGCTGCCGTTTTCTGTGTCCGTGCTGATTTACGATTTGCGTTGTCCGACGGTGTTATGAGGAGGGGGAATGGCAATATCTGCAGGTCGTCTGACACAGATGATAAGTGTTCTGAACCCGGTGTTAACCCGTAATGCTGCCGGAGAAATGACGGAAGAATGGGTGTCATGCGGGAAAATTCATGCGGATATCCGTGGCAGGAGCAGCCGGGAGCGGATGCAGTCCGGTGCGGAAATGGCGCAGGCGGAAATCCGCATCTGGGTGCGCGGTCAGTCCGGTCGGGAAATCACGGCAGCGTCACGACTTCATGTGCTGAGTGGTCCCTGGCGTGACCGGATCCTGAACGTTGTCGGGCTGCCCGTGCCGGATGCGACCGGCGGACGTCTGGAAATTCTCTGTCGGCTGGGAGGTGAAAAATGATCGAAACCCTGCTGGATTTTTCGGGGCTGGAGGACATCAGCCGCGATTTGCAGCTTCTGAGTGGTGCGGAAAATAACCGGGTGCTGCGTGAGGCAACCCGTGCGGGTGCGAATGTGCTGAAAGAAGAAGTGGTGTCACGGGCACCGGTACGCAGGGGAAAACTGCGCCGCAATGTGGTGGTCCTTTCCCGGCGCTCCCGCGATGGCGGGATGGAATCCGGTGTGCATATCCGGGGTGTTAATCCGGACACCGGTAACAGCGATAACACCATGAAGGCGGATAACCCGCGCAATGCTTTCTACTGGCGGTTTGTGGAAATGGGG